AAGCTCACCATAACGAGTCACATGAGCGAAACGATCCTGAGCCATATCCTCAGAACAACGCTTCATCACATACGACGCAACATATTTCGCTGAGGCGAGGGAAACTTGTCCAACTGTGGTGAAACCTTTTCCCCAGATGGAGGTGAGCAAATCACTTTGGAATAAATCAGACTGGGAGTACACGCTGTTACACTTAACCAAATCAGGCAAATCAAGCCCAAATAAAAGCGCATGGTAATGCGCGCGGTTAGTATTCTCACCATATTCTCCACACATGAAAAAACGAAAAGGGCCACACTTCTGACGCAAACGATGAGCAAACAACTGCCAATCACGATGGTTTACAGACTCATCAGCAGGCAAATGATCATCATCATAAGTAAGAGTAGCGAATGTATTGTCCGTGTACCTCCCTGCTTCGAGAATTATACGGTGGCACCAGATGCGGCGTCTATTGATACGACAGGGGTTACATTGGCCGCACCCGTACGCCACCGAACCTTGGACGTACGGGCTTTTGCAAATCATCACATGCGAACGCCTATACGCAGCGGGCGCAGGCCACCGCGACGACGACGACCGTAGCTGCGACGACGACCATAACGGCCACGACGAGAAGAACGTCCACGACGATATCGCATTTGTCAGTCTCCATTACATTCCATAGCCTTCATTGGGAGCGGGATTGCGCCCAAAGCTTGAACGCTCTTGTTCCCACTGTTGTCTGAAAGGGGACCAGCGCCATTTATAACCATCAGGCAGCCTAACGTTACTTGGTGGAGGAGGTGGGAAGACGCGATTGCGAAAGTTAAACGCCATCTCAGAGGCGAAATCATCTTCCGAAGATTGTTTGAAGTTTTTTGATTGACCGAGAGCCCACCCAGTCGGGGTCCGGAAATATGCGTACTCGGGGTTGATCCCCGATTCCTGGCCCGGTGCGTCAGCCTGAGACGCGACAACGGAGGAGGGTTCCAGCCTGATGCCAGAGGCAGCAGAAGCCACAGGTGCATTGCCTTGGCCATCGAGACCACCACCAGCGAAGCCCATGCTTGGCATTGGTGGACCGATTTGGCCCTTAAGTCGAGAGATTTGTGTACGGATGAGTTCATTTTCCAGTTGACCACGCTCTAATTGGAGTGAAGACGCCATTTGCCGCTCACGCTCACCTTCAGTCGAAGTGGCTTGTATTGCGCGACCGAGATTTTGACCGGCGCGAGAAGCCCAAGACGTGTCAGATTGCGTAGAGCCAATGGAAACAGGAGAGAAAGAGTTTGTATTAGCGCCCAGCGCAAACAGAGGGTGCACACCAGAACGCATTGCATCATCAACTTTCCATTTGATGCCATTTTGTGCGAACTCCCGTTGCATGTTCATATTGGCTTGGGCGATTGCGAGTTGCTGGCGATTACTACTATCGGCCTGTTTTTGACCTAGAAAGCCAGAGATGCCGTCGCCTATAGCGCCGATAATTCCAGAAGCAGCAGAAAGAGGGTCCATCAGCAGTGCACTCCTGAAGCTTCAGTGCGATTCCTGGCACCGGGGTTGGAGCCAGCGCGATTCAACGCGAAAAGGACCTCGCGTCGAGTATGACGGCGAATGCAGGTATCCATTTGCCGGGGGTTGCGGACCTCAAGGGCGGCAGGGACGCCGCGAGAGGTAGGGGAGTACAGCCGGGGGCGGCTGGACGGCCGCTGGCGGGGCTGCAGACGGCCGGGGGACTGCGTGACGACGTTCACGAACGCGTCAGATTGGATCGGCGAGAAGAAGCGCCGATCGGAGACACCCAAGAGGGGTGTCAAATTCTGACGGGTCCAAGTGTGGGCCCGCAGGGTAAACGGATTGTCCAACATCGCGGAGCGATAGCGACCAGAGGTGGTGAGGTCGCGTTGGCCAGATCGGTAGGATTTTGATTTTTTAGCCATGTGACAGGGGACCGTTTTTAGGGGTCCCCGGTGTCACCTAGCACAGTACGCATCAAGTAGCGTACGTGGTGACCCGGGGACGGTTAAGGGGCCTCCGTTGAAGAGAGAGAGATTGAGGCCAGGGGAGAGAGGGAGCTTGCCCGCCGTCCGGCCCCGGAGGGGCCTAACCAGCGGGCTTGCCATCTATCAAGGATTTTGACTTGGTGGGTTTTATTCCTATTCTACCGCAGGTTCCGGCGACGGAGCCGGAGGGGTACGCGGCGGCGGCGGATTAGCCTTTTGAGCAGCCGCCTTGGATTTGGCCGCTGCCACCTTTTTGCGGAGCTCCGGGAGCGGTGTCGGCTCGAAGTGTTCTTCATACGGCGACGAAGGGTCATAGTCGTCTACCTCGAAATCGTCAGCCTCTTCGAAGCTTTCCATACCCGCGTGTTCGGCTTCAAGGCGGAGGCGTTCGGACTTAATCATGTCCCGAACGATTTCGACCATCGAAGGTTGACGCTTGTAGCCTACAGGCGGAGCGATAGGGGTAGGGTCCATGATTTCCCGCCCCTCTTCATCAAGAAAATGAGTTCCGTCTTTCTTAGACATGTTGCACCTCAGAAGATGAAGGAAGTTCCAGTCTTGGCGACGATACGCCGCGCCTGGACGTTGTGGTTGGCCATGATGTAGAGATTATCAAGATTACCGACCGCAAAGATGCGGTCAGTGGGAAGGCATTCAACAAATGCCTCGTTGAGAGTAGGTGCAGACCCAAATTCACGAGCCATATGCCAGTAGTTCAATAGTGTGGTTCGAAACTCTCCAGCAATAGTGCTTTCAGTGCGACGATATTCATCATATCTATCCTGCCACCCGAAAGTGTAATCATCTTCGCCGGGATCGGTTCCGGCAACTCCAGTTGCGTATACTTCCTTAAGCTTGACCTCCTGTTGTCCGATATGTTGCAATTCGCGCTGCCAGAAGTCTTCCTTAGTTCTCCTGTTCCAAGTGCGAGGTAGACCCTGAGTGTAGATGGTCTTTGGTCGAACAGAGATGAAAGTATATACGTAGCCATGTTCTTCGAAGAACCTCCTGTAACGATTGGACCTTAGGGCACCAATGCCGTGACCTCGAAGCTCACCGACAGGGTCACTACCCTCGGCTGTTTGGACGACTTCAGAGAATTGTATGGTTTGCTTGCCACCACCGAGATATTCCGGACGCTGTAGCCGGGCATCCGAAGAGCGGACACCAAGGTAGCGGAGATACTCCGTATATCGGCTTCCGTATCGCGCTCTAGCTTCCTCGAAACGCTGGAGGGCGAATGCTTCACGTAAGAGATTGATGGTAATCGCGGATGCGCCACTGAGATCAGCCTTAATGTTCGGGTAACCGGGATTGTCCGGGTCCTCTTGGATGATTGCAGTCGTGTCATCAGTAAACGGATTGCCAGCAGAAAGAATACTATCGACACCGCCAGTAAAGTGAGCGGTGCCAGAAGTTTGGTTGTAGAGAGCAGTAGACAGGTTGCCGATACCAGTAACGGGAGCTTCAGTCCCGAGCGGAATGGTGATAGCCGGGCCCTTTTGTTCCCAAGGACGAGACGAGGTGAAGTAATCCTTTTCCCAAGCTACAGTAAGAAGGCTAGTGTCCGTGATGGTATCAAGCCCGTCACCTTTATCAATATTAGCGGGCTGGATCAAATCTTGGTCACGATACCACTCGTTATAGATCAGATTGTAGCCCCGGAACGGGAGCGCAGAAACCTCAAGAGAGGGGACGCCAGTAGGGACGCCGAGATAATCGGCCAGAGACCCGACCTCAAAGCCTGTAGGGTCAGCTGCAGGAGCGATAATGACCGGGAACGGACTTTCGTTTTCGCCCGTTGGGCCACCAGTGATGAAGTCTTCCCAGCTATCCCAGACGAGACGATGAGGCACATACCAATGATGGATACGAGCATGAACGGGGTGCATCACCGGCGCGAGCATAGGAGAGCAGCGAATAAGAGCCGAGGTGGCATGTTGGATGCTGTCACCCGGAAGCACTTCCATCAGACCGATAGGGACGAGTTCTCCCATATCGCACGAGAGCAGTTTGTAGTTAGAGAGAGAGAATTTAGACCTTTTCATAGTGTTCCCCGTTTCCGGTAGATGTTTGCCATATTTTCAATTCGGGCAAGCTTGCCCTTGTATTTTTTCATCAAGTGATGCGAGACCGACGGATTCTCCTTATCTTGGCGCGCAGCCATGAACAGAGGCCGCATTTTTTCGGAAATCTTGTCGTATACTTCCTGAGGTGCACTTTTATCGCGTCCTATCGCAAGACGAAGCTTACGCTGTAGATAACGCCCAAGAGGTAGAGGCTTATGGCCGTGACGCAGAGTATTGGGGACGTCATCCATAGTTTCATCAAGATGGTGAGCGAGTATACTATGAGCAACCGGGTCAATAACATCGGAGCCAAGTCCCGGTTTTAGGCTCATTCGGGCGAACTCGGGGACGAGTCCTTCCGGTATATTTCCTCCTCGGGTCCATTTCTTGACAACATATC